GGTCTGGCTTCGCCCTGATGACCAGCCTGCCGTGGCCGTCCACGTCCAGCCTGTTCAGCCCGTCGTGCATGTCGAAGAGGGTCGAGAGTATCGACTCGCCTATCTCGTAGGACTTGGCGTCGGGGTAGCGCTTGTCGTTCGGCCCGTACTCGACGAAGGGCATGCGTGCGGTGTTCAGCCACCAGCGCGTGACCTCCATCATGGACTGGCCCTGTGCGCACACGACGTTCCACGGGAGCAGGTCCTTTCCCAGCGCCCACATGACGGAGTCCGTCGTGTACTCGCGGTTGGAGAACCCTTGGTCAACCGTCTTTCTGCCATCGGTGACGTAGCCGGTTGCCATCTCGCGCGTCCAGCCCCACTCGGGTACCGAGAGGATGATGCGGAGCCGCGACTTGTCGATATAGCCGTCCGACTCGTCCCCCTTCACCGAGGTGCCGACGCTCGCCTGAACGCGCGAGTCGGTGTCGTAGCTCTCGGTGACGGAGCACTTCGATAGGTCGAGGTCAACCAGCTCGCCACGGACGTTCTCAAGGTTGTTCTGGTCAACGACCTCAACCTTCACGTCCCATGTGTGGTTGGTGTCCTTCCAGCGGCTCATACGGTCACCGCCTCTTGGTTGACCTTGACCTCGCTGCCCCACTCGTTCTGGTAGGAGTTGTCAACGCCCTTGACCGCGACGCGGTACCAATCGCCGCGCGGGGTGCGGTAGACGGGGTGCTGGCCCTGACCGATGGTGTAGGCGAGCTTGTCGTAGTCCTCGTCCTGCGTGTAGCGCATGGAGTCGTTGAAGTACGTGACGCCCTCAACCGAGAGGTCGATGGACACGGTGCGGTGCGCCCACGCGACGGGATGCCGCCTGCCGGTGGTGATGTGCACGGCGCTGTCTGCCTCGTACTCGCGGGACTGCTTCGGCCTGCTCTCGTGGTTGACGTGCAGGTTGACCGTCTCATCGAAGCGCTCGCTCCAAGACCACGTGTAGACGTGCGCCTTGAACGCGGGCATGGTGACCGTCTTGAGCGCGAACTTCGAGTTGCCGTCCCTCGCGAGCAACACGAGCCTGTAGGGCTTGTTGAATGGCGGCAAGACCTTGAAGGTCTTCCTACCGGAGTCGCTGAGGATGGTCGGGCAGTCGAACATCTCGACGCCGCTGCCGTGCTCGATTGCGAGCCAGCACCAGTCCTGCTCGTGGGCGTTCATCGTGAGGTAGTCCGTCCACGTGTCATCGTTCGCGTGGCGCTCGTAGGACTCGGTGATGGTCGCGCTCTGCGAGATGTTGTAGTTGACGGTGCCCCACAGCGTCGTGGGCACGTACGCGCCGTCAGACGTGCGCCAGCCGAGCGCGACGCCGACCGTCTCGCCCTCGTCGGGGAACCGCCTTAGAACGCTCGTCGGATACACCAGAGAGAGCGTGCTGGGGTCGGAGCCGACCGTCGTGACAATCTCGGAGATGTACTTGCCATCGGCGTCAACGAGGCGTCCCGAGACCTGATGGCTCTTGGCGAGCGGCACGTCATGGAGCAGCTTTGCCTCGATGCCGATTCCCTCGGAGCCGTCATCGAGCGTGACCGTCCTCACGAACAGGTCATCGAGCGTGATGGTCGGGTTCTTCGCGATCTTCACAGTGGTGGATGCCGTCTGACCGTGCGCGTGCGCATTGAGCGCACCGTACTCCTCGCGGTAGGCCCTCACCTGCAAGCCGACCTCGGCGTACGCCTTACCCTCGGTAACGCCGTCAACGTCGAGCGCGAAGTCCCTCGGAAGCGTCAGCACGCCATCGTTCTCAAGCTCCTCGCGCGTGAAGCTGTACGTCCACGCGGGGCCCCAGCCGTCGTTGGTCTTGGAGCCGTCCTTCACGTTCATCCAGTCGGTCTGCGTGTACTTCTGCCTGTCCTTGCCGGAGTAGGTGCGCACGCGGTAGCGAGCCTGGTAGAGCTCCTCGTCGCAATCGAACGAGAGGTTGAACGTGACGGGGCCATTGGCCTGCACGAGCTGCGGCTGCGCCTGCGTCGGCGTGGAGATTCCCGCGCCGAGCATCTCAACCTTGTCGAACCAGAAGCGCTGGTTGGGCTGGCCGTTGCGCTCCCACACTATGAGGTTCGTTCCCGGCGTCTTGCTGCCGCCGTAGATGTCGATGACGCGGATGACGGCCTGCGATGACTGGTTGCGCAGCTCGTAGGTCGGGACGGTCACGCCGTTGACCGTGATGCTGCCCGCCTGAACGGGAAGCCACTCCTGATTGGCGTTATTGGCTTCGATGGGCCACTGTAGAATCTGCCTGCCGTTCTCGGTCGCGCCGTGGTCAACGTCAAGCGCCTTGCCGGAGTGCGCCGCCACGATCTTCACCGTGAGCGAATCCGCGTTCCTGACGGTCTGGAACACCTCGTTGTTGTTGCCGTGATATGGCCACACGAGCGCCTTTGCACCCGCGCCGTTAGAACCGTTGGCGATGTCCACGCACAAGTTGGTGTCGAGTGCGGAGCGGATGGCGTATGTGCCCTCGTCGGTGAAGCAGCTCACGGGAACAAGGAACCACTTCTGCCACTTCTGCGCGTTGTAGGTGTACAGCAGGACATTCGTGCCGGGTGACGTACCGCCATTCGCGGCATCAAGACAGCGATTCGTGCCATGTGCCTTGATTGCGTACGTGGCGTAGCTCTTGCCGTTGTAGGTTTCCGTCTCACCGGTCTCCACGAAGTCCCAGCGCTGGCAGTTGGCGTTGTTGTCATCCCACTGCCTTACGTTGGTGCCGTCGATGTTGACCTTGCCGTTCTCCACGTCGGCGGACTTGCCGGTAAGGGAGCAGATGAGCTGCCACCCGTTGTCGTGTTGGGTGACAGCCCATATCTGCGAGTCTCCGCTATGCGGACTCCATAGCAGTATGTTTGCTCCCCAAGCGTCGCTGGCGTTGGCAACGTCCATAGAGAGCTTGGAGTTCACGTTGATGATGAGGTAGGTGCCCTCAGTGATTGCCATTGGCTACCTCCCTATCCTGCGTAGAACCTGCTTGCGCGCTGCACGCGCGTCGAAATCTCGCCAATGAGCGCCTGACCGTCGATGGTCACCGACATGCCCATGAGCGCTGCGGCAACCGACTGGCCAAGAAGGTCGTAGTCGATGCCGACCGCCTGACCGCCCGCGCCGCGAGCCACCATGCCGTCAGCGATTGCGTCGGCGATGGGAAGCATGTAGCGCTTGTTGGTGAGCGGCACGACCGCACCGCCCGTTGCCCAGTTGGCAACGGCCTCGATGCCGTCCTCGCCTATCCACCCCTGGTTGGTGAGCGTCGGGCCAGTGGCGATGTAGCCCGTGGCGTGACGCGGTATGACAGGCCGGCTGTTCATGCCGCCCGTTGCCTGCTTTACCTTCTTCTCCACGGTCGTGACGTAGACGGTGGAGGACATGCCATTAAGCCTGCGGAGGTACGCGCTGATGTCACCGAGCTTGCCGGATGCGTAGTCGTTCACGCGCACGGTAGGCGTCGGCCTTGCTGCGCCGACCTTGTTCAGGTCGGTCTGTAGCGATTTGGTCTTGCCAGAGGCGTTGTCCTTGACCTCGATGGTCGGCGTCGGCGTCTGCTTGCCGACATCCTCAAGCTTGGCCTTGGCATCGAGCGCGGCCTGAGCGGCACCCTCGTCGTTGACGTAGAACTGCGTGATGACCGAATCGGGGATGTTCGCAAGGTCGGTCTGGATGTTGTAAATCTTGCCCTGCGAGTCCACGATGGAGCCGTTGTCACCGATGTAGAAGGTCTTGTCACCGACCTGCACCATATCAAGCCCCGCGATGAGGGTCATGGTGTTGTTGATGTCGTTGCCAGCCACCTCGTACATCGACTGGAACGCCGCCGCCGTTAGCGAGCTCATGTTCTCGGCTGCTCCCGGCGCCTGCTCAAGGGCCGCGTTCCATGTGTTCATCTGGACGCCGCCGTTCTCAAGCGTGGCGATGACCTGATCCATCGAGCCACCAACGCTGTCAAACGCCGTGATGAGCGCGCCCATATCGACGTTGTTCATCTCCTCTGCCGAGACGTGGATGGCAGAGAGTCCGTCAGCGATGTTGTTGAAGTCGGCGTCGCTCTTGCCAAGCTTAGTCGCGGCGTCAGACATGCGCTTCATGTTGCCGGTAACGTCATCCGCCACCGTCTGGTTGCGCTTGTCGAACTCCTCCTGAGCCTTCGCGGCCTCCTCAAGAGCCTTGTTGGCCTTGTCAAGCTCATCAGTCGCACCCGCAATCTTGCCGTCCAGCTTGTCAACGACACCCTGCGCGGAGGTGACCTCGCGCTGGTAGTTGTTCATGGCCGTCTTGGCATCCTCAAGCTGCTTGTTGTAGGTGGCCTGAGCCTGCGCGGCATCGTAGTTGGAGCCGTAGACATCCTTAACGTGGTCAAGGAACTCCTGCTTGCCCTCGTCGCTCGCGAGCTTGTTGTAGTAGTCGGTGGCCTCGTTCAGGTTGTCCTGAGCCTCGGTCAGCTCGCCGACCGCCTGTGTGTAGTCATCGCTGTAGTAGTCGATGATTGCCTGCTGCTTGCGGGCGTCGATGTTTGCGAGAATCTCGTCCGTGTTCTTCTGAATCTGACCCGTCTGGGTGTCAATGATGTTGCCGTAGTTGTCCAGCCCGTAGGTGGTGCCGCAAGCGTCGTTGACCGCCGTGAGCGCCGCCTCAAGCTTGTAGGCTTCCTCCTGAGAGAGGTCTGCCTTGCTGCCGAGCGTCTTGATGGTGTCGGAGTAGTAGCTGAGTGTGCCGGCGTAGTTGCTGTACTGCCTGTTGGAGTCCTCAAGCGTCCGCGTGAGGTTGGCAAGCCTGCTCTCGTACTCGTTGGAGTCTGCGGCAAGCTCGCGAAGCCTGCTGCCCGTCGTGTTGAACGAGCTTACGGTCACGTCGCTCTCGCGCCCGACATCCGCGAGCGCGTTGGCGAGACCCTTGGTTGCGGCCTCGTGATTCTTGTAATCGTCATACAGGCCCTTAAGCTTGCTGGCTATGACGCCGATGGCGCCAATTACCAGTCCGACCGCAAGGCCCGCGATGAGGGTCTTGCCAAGTGAGCCGCCAACGACTTTCAGCTTCTCCATGGTGCTCATGGACTTGAGCATCGCGTCAACGGCCTCCTTGCCGCCACTCTTGAACGCGGCCTTCACCACGTCCATTCCACTCAGGGAGGTGTCAAGCCAATCGATGAACTCACCCTTGGCTGTGGCGGCTGTAGCTGCCATGGAGAGTATGGGGCCGGTTGCCGCCGCTATGAACCCTCCAAACACAGTCCACTTCTTCGCATTGCTGCTGAGCGACGAGAAGAAATCGGACATGTATTGCAATTTGCCAGTGAGAAGCTGAATCCACGGGACGGCTCCCTCGCCAAGCTCTGAGAGGAAGTTTTGTCCCATGTTCTTCATTATCTGTAACTGACCAGAGAAGCCTTCGGCCTTCTTCTGCGCCTCGTTGGCTGCGTCACCAGCCTGCCCCCACTTGTCCGAGACGCCGTTCCAGGCGTCCTCGGACATCTTGAGGTTCTTATCGAGCCCACCGACTGTCTGCATCAACCCCTCGATGGCCTGCTTCTGGCGAACTGCGGTGATGCCGAGGTCTTGCAGCACCTTGTCAGCGGAGCCCTCAGCGCCCTCAACATCGTTCAGGCCTTCGATGAATGCCTTCATCGCCTTGGTCGGGTCGGATTCCCACGTCTTCGCGAACTCGTCAGCAGACATGTGCGCGATGTCGGCAACCTTCTGCAAACTGTTCTTGGCCGTGTCAAGCTGCTCGTTCAGCTCAGACGCCATCTCCTCGGAGTTGGTTGCCCAAGCCTCGGAGAACTCGTCTGCGGTCATGCCAGCCATGCTCGCGAAGACGGTGAGCTTGTCACCGCCCTCCTCGACTGCGGCATTGATGGCATCAAAGCTGGTGTCCATCGTGCCACCCGCAGCCGCAACCGCCGTCTCCATGAAGCTTAAAGTCTTACTGATGGCGGTACCTGCGGCTTCTGCGTTCTGTCCGGTGCTGGCGATACTGCTTGACCAGGCCAAAATGTCACTGCCGCTCATGCCGACGATGCTGCCCATAGCGCCGATGCGCTCGGCGATGTTGGCAATCTCAGACTCCGTGGACGCGCCGTTGTTGCCCAGACGCACGAGGGCGTCGGAGAAGCCAACGTAATCGTCCTCGGTGAGGTGCAGGATGTTGCTGAGGTGACCAAGCGCCGTAGCCGCGTCCTCGGTGTTGAGGTTCGTTGCCACGTCAAGGTTGCTGATTACCTCGGCGAATGTCTCAAGGTTCTCGGTCGCGATGCCAAGCTCGCCGCCGATTGCCTCGATGGACAGAATCTGGTCGGCGCTCGTGACGTGCGTGCGCGAGAAGTCAACAGCCGCCTTTCTGAGGTGCTCGAACTGCTCCTCGGTGCCCTCGACGGTCTTGCGCATGTCGCGGTAGGCAGAATCGACCGTGGAGCTTGCGTCGGCCATCTTGTAGCCGATTGCGGTGATGGTCGGCGTGAGCGTTGCCGAGAGCGTCATGCCGAGCGACTTCACCGTTGATGCGTTGAGGATGCTGCTGCCGCCGCCCTTGAGCGCGTCCTCGGCCTCTTTCAGCTTGGTCGCGGCATCCTGGGCGTCACCCTCAAGGTCGTTCAGCTTCTTCGAGGTCTTTGCCAGCTCGTTCTCGGTCTTAGCGGCCTTGTAGGCCTCTGCGAGCTCCTTCTCCTTGGCGCGAGCCTCCTCAAGGTCACCTTGGAGGTCTTTCAGCTCGCCCTCAACCTTCTCAATCTCGCCGGTCGGGTTCTGGAACAGCTTGACCTCTCTGGTCTTCTCAAGCTCGGAGACGGACTTCTTGATGCCCTCGACGGCGCCCTTCTGCTTTTCGAGCGCGTCTTGCGCCTCCTTGGAATCCTTCTTCTGACTCCTAAGCTTCTTGCTAAACTCCTCGACATTGACCTTGGCGCCACCGTAGGCGGTCTCGACCTGATTAATCTCATCGACAAGCTCGAACAGGCGCTGGGTGTCACTGGGAGATATGAGGTCTCCCCTGCCGCTCGCGTACAGCTCCGACATCTTGGAATTGAGCTGCTCGTACTCTTTCTTGAGTCCAGTCAGTTTCTTCTTGTACTCGTCAGCCTCGCTCTTGGCCTTGTCGAACGCGCTCTGAGCTTCACCAAGCTTCTTTTGCTGCGTTGCGACGTTCCCCTCGGCAGTCTTGAGGGATTCCATCGCCTGCGTGAGTTGCTCCGTGCGAGTCTTCCACTGTTGAACGGTGTCGCTGTACTGGGCGAGCGTCGAATCGCCCTTCATGTTGGCGATGCTCTGGTTGAGGTTCTTTACCTGGTCATCAAGGTTCGCGACCGCCGCCTGCTGGCCGGAAAGCTCCTTCTGCGCCGTGCGTGCGGACTCTGCGGACTCCTCAATCCACTTGGCTAGGTCTTCGTGGCCCTTTGCAGCCTCGGACGCGCCATCGGCATCGAGCAGCTCCATCTCCTGCTTGAGCAGAGCCACCTTCTCCTTGGAAAGCTCGGCTTTCTGTTGGAGGTCGCTAAAGTAGCGGGCCGCTACGCCGACGTTGCCGGGGTCAATCTTCAACGCATCGCCAGTGCGCTTGAGGTCTTTCTCAACGTTGTCAAGCGCGCTGTCAACCGTGCGAATCTGCGTCTCGATGGCTTGGAAGTCATCGGACATGCTCGTTGGGGTAAGAGAATCGTCCAGCTTGCGCATGGTCTGGGAAAGGCTTTCAATCTCAGACTCGAACCGCTGGACATCGGTGCCCATCTGGTCGAACTTGAGGGCATCGTCAAACGCCTTCTTGTCGGCCTGAGCATCCTTGAAGGTCTTTTGAAGCTCTCGCACGTTGGCGATGGCCGAGTCCTCAAGGACGATTCCAAGGTCTTTTGCAGACTGAACGACCTCGTTGAGCCCAAGGCCGTTCTCGAACATCCCGTGGAAGTTCAGCTCCTTGAGCTTGGTGAGCGTGGCGAGCTGACCGGGCTCCATCACGGGAGCGAAGTCAAGTCCCGACTGTCTTGCGCGATTGATGTTGTCAAGCTCCGTGCGGAAGTCTCGCATGGACGTGGTTGTGCGCATGAGGTAGTCGGCAGTCTCCGCGCTGATGCCAAGCTCGTCTCTGGCGAAGTCAACGCCCTTCTCGCGCGCCTTCTTGTTCCACGCCTCGTAAATCTTTGCAAGCGTCTTCGTGAGACCGTTGAAGCGCTCGTCGGCCTGCTTGGCCTTGAGGGAGAGGTTATCGGTGTCCTTGGCTATCTCGCGGACGCTCTTGTCCTTGCCGCCGAGCTTAACCACGGAATCGCCGAGCTGCTGCATCGCAGTCTTGGTAATCTGCACCTTGGACTGCAACGATTGCATGCGGTCACCAGTGAGCCTGATGCGCGTCTCGACGTTCTTGAGGTCGGACGGGTCGAACTGCATGGCGCGAGTGACCTGCCTGATGCGGCTTTGCAGCTCCGCAGCGCTCTTGGTCGAAGCCTTGAGCGCGTTGGTGAGCTTGGTGGTGTTGCCACCGATGCGAATCTCAAGGCCGGCATACTCTGCCATGCGAACCACCTACCCCAGCATCGTTCGTATGTCCTCCTGCGTGGCCTTGGTGACGGTCACGCCGGCTTCTTTCTCGTCTTTGGATTCCCTGCCGTCGTTGAGCGCGGCAAGGTCGAAGATGACCTCGCCGTAGGGCATCACGGCAAGGTCGCTGCGCGTGTATCCGAGTCTCAGGGCAGAGACCCACACCTTCGAGTAGTGGAGCCTTGACGGCGGCTCGTCACTCTTCGCGCTGCTTCTCTGCTGCTTCCCGCTCTGCCTTCTTAGTGAGTCGGGCGGAGAGGGTACGAAAGGTGGCATCAATCTCCTTGGTCACGCACATGTGAAGGTCGGAGAAGTCGATGATGTCCGCTGCGTGCGACTTGATGAACTCCTCGTAGTCTGGAACGGGCTCGACGCCCCTGTTCAGCCCAGCAACGTCAGCAGAGCGCAGCATGGCCCATGTGGCGCGCATGTCGGCGTCCCAGTCGATGCCAACGAGCGCCGAGAACGTGGTCTCGTCATCGCCCGTGTCCATCACGTCGTTGATGAGCGAGTGGTGCTTGGAGGACGCATCCTCCATGAACGCCTGCTCGTAGAGCTTGAGCGCGTACAGCGAGCAGACGGCATTATGAACATCGTCCCCATCGCCCCACCGAAGCGGGTTGTGGAGGCCACGTCCGGTTGCATTCTTGTACTTGATGAGCATTTCAAACACTCCTGTCTGTGTCTGGGTAAGCGAGAGGCCCCGCCGCGCAGGGACAGGATGCGCAGCGGGGCCGTCTCAACGTGTTTTATGCGGTGTGCGCCTACGCCTTGGTAGGGGTAGGAACAGCCGTGTACCAAGTCGCAAACGCGGTGACGGACTCCTCGGCAGAGCCCTTGACGATGTTCTTGGTCACGCCCGTGCCGCCGAACTCGAAGTCCTTGCCAACAGCAGTGAACTCCAGGTCTTGTGTGTCGGGGTTGGTGGAGTCGGACTTGGTGTTGGCTCCTGCCACGACGCGCTGAGCGGTGCAGTTGAAGAAGGCGTAGCGCTTCTTGTCGGCATCGCCCTCGACCTCGTAGAGAAGCGCGAAGGACTTGGGAGTGGCGTCGGCCAGCTCGACCTGCATGCCGTTATCGTCCACAACCTCGCCGAGCACGGCCACCTTGAAGGAGTCGGGGACGATGGCGAGAGTGAGGGTGCCCGTGTAGCCACCGTTGGCGGCGGGGGTCACGTAGTAGGCGATGTTGTCGGCCCAGAAGGTGGACGGCTCGCTGCCCTCACGGTTGAGGTCGAGCGAGACGGCACCGGGCAGGGCAACGGGCGTGTCGTAAGTGCCATCGGTCTTGATGACGGCGAAATAAGCCTTGGCAAGACCAAAGCGTACCTTGGAAAGTTCGGCCATGATGGCCTCCTATTCTTCTCTGTAGTGATAAGTGAAGTCGTACTGCTCGATGTGGCAGACCTCGGACTCAGACCACTCCCCCGACTCGTCGGGGACGCAGCCGATGGACGCGATCGCATCCCTCACGAGGGCTTCGGTCTCGTCGTTGGAAACCTTCTCGAACAGCTCGACGTGGAATCGGGGCAGGCTCGCGTAGACCTCGCCATCGGCCACGAAGCCGCCCGTTGACTCGACCGTGTAGATGAAGAACGGAGGAGTCGGCGCCTTGCCGACTGGGTAGGCGTCCTGACGGCCAGGTATGCCCGTGGCGAGCAGCGCCTTGTAAACCTTGCTCCTGACGCTCATCGCAGCTCCCTCGCTATGTATTCGGGCAGGTGCTGGCGCGCGAAGCGGAAGGCGTAGTCAGCGGCTGGCTTGACGTGCGGGTAGGCGCTCGTGTGACCGCCGCCAATCTTGGCGTGGCCCTTTTCCAGCAGGTGCGGGAGTCCGGGCTTGCGCGAGAAGATGTGGCCCTCGACGGAGCCCTTCTTGCGCAGTGCGCGGTATGTGACGTGCTTGCCGTACTTCCAGCCGAAGCCCTTGGCGTTTCGCCGCCACTCGTCCCGGCCCTCAACGAGGGCGTCGTGGACGCAGCGGAACACGGCCTCGTCGGACGCGTCGGCGATGTCTCCTAAGATGTCGGAGAGCGCGGCGGCGAACTCGTCCTCCTCGACCCACAGATGCCTACCCATTGTCGTTCCTCGCATGAGTCGCGTAGGTGAGTATGGTGTTCTCGCCACGCGTGGACGAATAGCTGAGGTCGTACTCGCGGCCTTTGAAGACCGCCTGGGACTCGCCGTGGTAGTCGATGGTGCGAACCTCGACTTGCAGCTCAGGCTTTAGGCCGAGCTGCGCTGCGGTTGCCCACGTCTCGAACCCGAGCGTGCGGACGTTGCAGAACACCTGCGTGTCGATTGGCGCGCCCTCCACCTCGTTGCCCTCGTCATCGACCACCATATGGGTCTCGATGTCGCGCAGCGTGATGACGGAGTTCCACCTCATCAGTCGTACCTCCCACTCTCGTAGACGGAGTTGTAGCGACTGTTGAGCAGCGAGCACACGATGGAGTCGTAGGACTTCATGAGCCGGTCGGCATCGTCGTTGTCGTAGCCGTAGTTGGCCTTGGCGTACGTGACGATGGCCCGCTTCGCCATGACGGGGAGCGCACACTCGTCTATGTGGGTGATGTTGAAGGACTTGCTCATCGGGGAGCAGCCGAGCCACGACATCGACACGCCCTTGTTCGCCATGTCGAACACGGCGGCGGCGATGAGGTCTTCAATCTCGGAATCGGTGGCGTCATGCCCTACTCGGAGAGCCACCTTGACGTCTTCGAGCAGGGACATGACTGCCACCCTCCTAATCCTCGGTCTTGGGTTTCCTCGTGCGCGGGGCGCGCTTTGCGGGCGCCTTCTTCGGCGTCTCTGCGGTCACGGGCATGGCAACCTCGACCGGCACGGCACCCTCGGGCGCCTTGCTGTCCTCGAACCGCCAGAACACGCCGCGCCACTTGTACGTGCGCAGCATTGCTACGCCGCCACGGTGATGTCCACGAAGCCTGCGGGACGGCGCACGGCCAGCTTCTCGCGGCACTCGGCGCGGACGGTCATCAGGTTCTTGATGAAGTCATCCTGGTCGGTGTTGGTGGCCTCGACGGTGACGCCCTCAGCCTTGGTGACCAGCGACGCGCAGGTGTCGAACGCACCCACGACCACGTGGTTCGCGGTGAGCTGGTTGGAGAGGACGATGGGGAGGTTCCACACGTTCTCGCCGTGCAGGGCCGCGAAGTAGCCGCCGCCGTAGTAGCGGTTCTCGCCGTCCTTGCCGATGCGCAGGAGCTTCCAGATGGTCGGGGTCATGACGATGGCGTTCGCGGGACGGCCAGAATAGGTCATGGTGTCGGCGATTGCGTTGGCGATCTCATCGGCGATGGCAACTGCGGTGCGGGTGACCGCCGTGGTGCCGCCGATGGTCTGGATGCCGGAGGTGCCGAGCAGGTCGGCGATGACCTTGGCCTGACGCTTGAGGTTCAGCTCGTAGAGCAGACGGCCATTGATGGCGC